TCTCTGTATGGGTGTGTTTGCCATTGGAAGTGGCGGAGGGGCGGCAGGGGCGGCTGGAGGCGCTATACCGTTAGGGCCTCCTTGAACAGCCGACCCACCTTCCGCGAGGCCTTTGCCGAGGGCGCTGAGAGGACTGGTCATCAGGCTGACATCCTTTGTTCTGAGTAAGGGTTGTATTCGAACTCGACCACAGGGGCGTGTGGATGCTCTCCGCCTGCACGGGCATGGGCCGCGAGTGGGTAAGCAAAGGTAAGGGCGAGAGCGTCAAGGTCGTCAAGGATCAGGCCCGAGTTGTTCGGGTCGTCAAGCATGTCCTCTTTAGACTCAAGAATGATTTCGTCCCGGATGTTGTGGGAGTAGCGGATGGCGAGCATGGCCCGCTTGAGGTCGGGGTCGTTGGGGATGGCACCGCCCTTGAGCCAAGCACGGAGCGCGCCGTACATGGCCGCGCGCTTGTTGGCGTATCGCTCGCCTTGGATGCCCCACGTGGTGCCGCCTACGTCGTCCTTCCCGCCGAACTGGACTTCTTGGCAGAAGAGGTGGAGGTTACGGACGTTGTCGACCACGCCGCCGCCCACACCGCCACCGTCGATGAAGATCCCGTCAGGGCGAAGCTCGACGTGGGTGTCGTAGACACGGGTGGCAAGTTCGACTGTGTCGATGCCGTTGTAGACTTTACGAGTGATCGTGCGGGCATCGCGGCCCTTGCGCGGGAAGATAACCGAGTTGTTTGCGCCGAACCGAGCCACGTCAACGCCGATGGCCAGCGGGTCAGAGATCGAAGTGGAGACCTCACGGGTCATCGCGGCTTCGATCTCGCTGGCCGAGAAGAACTCCATCAGGCCGGTGCGCGGGAACTGGCCCTTGACACGGATGCGAACGAAGTCGCTGTCTTCGCCGTAGCCATCGACCCACTTGTTGATTTGTTTCTTGTTGGTGATGGCGACATCACGGGAGTCGACCGCGCGGGCCAACCATGAGGAGGCGAACCGGCCGCCGGTGAAACACTCACGGAAGCGGCCGGTGGATCGGGTAGGGTTGCCAAAGGCCAGCCAGATGATCTGGGTCTTAGCGTCGGTCAGCGCGCCTTCGGCAACTTCCCAGATCATGTCGGGGATGGCTGAGGCTTCGTCCATTACGAGCAGGACGCGTTTGCCCTCGTTGTGCAGGCCCGCGAAGGCCTCGGTGTTTTTCTCGGACCAAGTGACTTGGTCGATGCGCCAAGTGCGTTCGCGGGAAGGGTCCTTGGAAAGCAGGGCCGTGGCGGTGAGGGTGAAGTGGTCCTTCATGAACCAACAGAGGTTGTACCACTTGCCAAGGGCCGCCCAGGTTTTGGTCTTTAGCTGGGTCTCGGTGTTGGCGGTGACGACGCCAAGGGTGTCGGGGAGGGTGGTGAAGGCCCAGAGGATGATAATCGAGACCAAGGCTGATTTGCCAATGCCGTGGCCGGAACAGACTGCGATTTGAATCGCTTCGTCGACGGTAAGGAGGCGGTCGCGGATCGCGCAGAGGACCCACACCTGCCAAGGGTCGAGGACGTGTTCGGCAAGGGCCGTGCCCGGTTCGCCCCAAGGAAAGGCACCAAGGGCGAAGGCATGTGGGTCGTCAGAAACAGAAGCCAGCCACTCGATGAGCTTTGGGTCCATTAAAGAACTCCCCCGCGCTCAAGCACTGCGCCAAGCACGTACGAGGCGAGCGCGGGGAAGTATGAGCCGCCTGTGCCGAGCAGGAGGCCCATTCAAGCCCTCCGTCGAAGAAGAGACGGGGAAGCAACGGGCGGGTTAGGCTCTTGCTTCCCCGACCGAGGGAGTGGCGGCGAGTTCGAAGGGAGGGGATCGCTCGAACTCGCTTGTCCCTCGATGGTGGCGCCCTTGCTTCGGGCTAGGGTGCGTTCAAGGTTTGCGGCGAAGTCAACGTTGATGTTGGTCTGTTGGGTTTTCTTTCCGTAGCCAAAGCGGTCGGCCGCGTCGCGGCTGATGGCAAGGGCGGTTCGGACCGGAAGGAGCTCTCCAGCCGCATCAAGCTGGTCGATTTGGTCTCGGATATGCCGCTCGGCCGCGAGCATGTTGGACGTGGCGAGGGAGAAGAACGCGTCGGTGTTTTCGACAAAGGTCTCATCGACCTTGAGGCGGTACTGGGCGACGAGCTCTTCCATCGCCGGGGAGTTGAGTAGGTCGTTGACCCGAACCGCTGAGTAGCCCATGCGCTCTGCGATCTGAAACCCACGCAGGCCCGTGGCACGAAGCCGAGCGATCATGTGATGAGAGTCACGGAGCTTCTGCGGGGTCGAGGGTGCGTAGCGCTTCTCTTTCAACCGCTCGAGGTCGGCCGCGATCAACGGCTCAGGCTGGCCGATGGGGATTGGTTTGGCTGTGGCACCACGTTGCATCAGCGTCGAGCTATGGTTGGGCTTTGGGGCCGGGGAGAACTCTCGTTCAGTCCGAGGGCCACCCCGTTGATTACGAGGTTGACCGGGGCCCGAACCTTAAGGCCGTTCTTTAGGTTGGTGTTGTAGTGGGGCTTGTACTTGTTAATGGCTTCGGCTTCTACACAATCAAGATCGTCGACGTGGACGTAGCGGATGTGGACTTCGTCGAACTGCATGCCCTTCACGGGGAGCCAGGAAGGGATGGCTTTGCCCTTCGCGCCGCGGTTGGCAAAGTGCTTGTGGGTGTAGATGCGGGAATAAAGGGTCTTGCTCTTCCCGACGTAGATCACCACGCCCCGCTTTACCAGGATGTAAATCCCGCTGCGAAGCAACGTCGAACAGTTCTCAAACCCTTCAATCGCTAACGGCATTAGCTCCACCTTTCACTTACCAGTGTCGCCCAAAACCCCCACAAAGTCAAGGGGTCGGCCAGGGTTTCTTACCCCGTTAGGGGAGTAAGCGATAGAGGCGCAGCGGAATATTAGGGCCCTAACGCAAAACTGAGATCAAATTTATTCAGTGAGGGGAGTGATGGATTTTTGAAATCAAATTTATCCGGGCATACTAGCCCGCCCGGCGCGCGGAGATTTTGGCCCCGGGGGTGCCCGAGGCCATAGGCTATCGCAAATCGTATGCGCTCCGCGCAGGGCTGGTATGCAAACAAACATGCGAGGTAACGTGTTCGTGATTGAAGGCGGGGTGATTCGCCACAATGTCGCCACAATGAAGGCGGATATGGGGAGGGTGCAGCGGCAATGCGTCGTTGCCTAACAAAGGATGAATATCATGAATGCTCATATCAATCTGGCCACTCTTCCCGCTGATGTTCAAGCCTATATCAAGAGCTTGGAAGCACAGGCCAACAAGCCTAGTTCGCTTACACTTAAGGTTAGCAAGAAAGGCGGCGTTAGCATGTACGGGCTGGGCCGTTATCCACTCACTCAGTACAAGCAAGGATGGGCACGGATTATTGATCTGATTAAGTCGGGGGAGCTGGAAACCTTTATTGAACGCAATATGGCGTTGCTTTCCACTGGCAAAGATGACCCCCGCTTCGCTGACATCGGCGACGAATAATGGCCACATATCGCTGCTGGCACTACCTGTGCAGGGAGACGACCACGATGATCTATGCCGCGTCGTCTCACGCGGCCCGGCGGGAATTGGCTAGGCGCTTGGGCGTTGACGCCATTGATATCGTGGCGAGTGTGCGGGTATGAGGCTACGTCTTGCCGTCTCCCTCGCCTTGTTCGCGGCTATCGCGCTTGATCTAGCCTTGCTCTACGCTCGATAGCCCCGTTCCCTAAATGTTCCAAAACGCCCCTGCGGTCGCCGTGGGGGCGTTTTGCGTTTCCCCTGCTACCCTCGCCGCACCCGCCCCGCGCCAACGCGCCTGCGGGCTTCGCTGCGCCGCTGCGGTGCCATTGGCGCGCGGTGCGACCCCTCTGGTTTCTTTCCGGCCTCTTTCCGGCATCCCTCCAGATTCCCTCAACCACTCAAGGTCCGACCCTCCCCGTCCGTGGGTGGGTTACTCCCCCTATCTATCCCCCCTGTCTCTTATACACATCTGACGCTG